CAAGGGGCGTACTCGCGGTGGCGCAGGTTGGCCAGGCTGGAACGCTGCAGAGATTCAATCAAAGATTGCAAAAACTAAGGCTAAGGGCAAGGTTCGAGGCGATTACACAACAAGCGCCGGTGCTTTGCTTAACAAGTCTGCAGCAGGATCTATTTTTGAAGTTGCAGGCCGTAAGACTAAGAGCAGTATGGCAGGCGGTAGTAGCGCCCAATTTCTGCGTACCCTGGGAAACAGATTTGGTAAAGCATCCCGTGTAGTTTGGCGTGTAGTTGATAAAGATAAAGCAAGAATTGAACAAAATGTGGCAAAGGCTCTTGAAGAGGCCAAAACACTATTGCAAAAACACCTGAATAGAGAGCGAGTATAAAAAATGGCCGTTGGCTCAATTGTCGCTCGAATTCTCACCGAGTATTCAGACAAAGGCACAAAGCAAGCAACCAAAGACATTGCCAAAATGGAAAAAAAGTTTGGCGATTTTGCAAATAAGGCAGCCAAGAGTTTCGGATTAGCAGCACTTGCAGCAGGCGCTTTTGCAGTAAAGGTTGGATTTGATGCAGTAAAGGCAGCAACAGAGGATCAGAAATCTCAGGCATTACTTGCCAACTCTTTGCGTAATACTGTTGGTGCAACAGATGCTGCAATTGCAGCCACTGAAGCCTACATAACTCAAATGCAGGCTGAATTTGGCGTTGCAGATGATCAGTTAAGGCCGGCCTTGGCCAAACTCGCTGCAGTAACTGGCAGTGTTACTAAGGCTCAAACCCTTATGGGCGTTGCCTTAGACATTGCAGCATCAAAAAATATTAGTGTTGAGCAAGCATCTGCCTTGGTTTCAAAAGCCTATGGTGGCAATATTGGTGCGCTCAAAAAGTTGTTCCCACAAATCTCTGCAGCAACAGTTAAATCTAAGGATTTTGCCGGTGCGATGCAAGAGATTTCAAAGGAAACTAAGGGCGCAGCAGCAGCAGCAGCCAATACCTTTGCTGGTCAAATGGAGAGAATTAAACTTGCTTTTGGCGAGGCTTCAGAATCTCTTGGCTACAAGTTACTGCCACAAGTTAAGGCTTTTGCTGATCTCATCATTACTAAGGCAATCCCCGCAATTCAGAAATTTGTAGATGAGAATGGCGATAAAATTGCCAATGGTTTTAAGGTTTCAATTCAGTATGGAATTGCCTTTGCAAAATTAATGTACGATATGTTTAGCTTTGTTGCTAGAAATATTAAGGTTTTTGCAACCCTTGGAGCAGTTATTATTGCGGCATTTTTCGGTGCTAAGGTTGCAGGCGCAGTTACTGCTCTCGTTACTGGAATCCAAGCGATTATCAAGGTAATGAAGGCTTTGCGTACAGTATCTCTTGCATCTGCTGCTGCAACTGCTCTTGCAACAGGTGGTATTTCTGCTGCTGCAGGCGCTGCTGCATTTGGTGTGGCTTTGGTTGGTATCGGTATTGCGGCCAATAAGTTCAACAAGGATTCAGATAAGGCTGCAGATTCACTAGGCAAGTTTGATTTTAACGCCAAGGGATTCTCTGCAACTGCAAATGATTATACTAAGGGCATTGAAGGAATGACCGGTGCCACCAATGGACTTACTGGGGCAACAGATAACGCAGCAAAAGCTACTGCCCTATTACTTAAACTTCAAAATAAATTTGGCCTAAAAGGCTTGAAAGAAACAGATCCAATCACTCTTGAGGCTATTCGAAAGAATCAGTTGAAGCAACAGAAACTTGGCATTTCAAGCCCTACAATTTCCCTTGCTGCATCTGCAGGCCACGGAAATATTGCAGGAAATACCACAATGAACGGGGGAAATATAACAGTGAATGTTGCAGGTTCAGTTGTTTCCCAGGGTGATTTAGTAACAGGCATTAAGAATGGCCTTGAGGTTATCTATCGCCGGCGTGGCGGTAGTGGTTACGCGGTGTTGTAATGCCTGCTAATGCACCTACCCTTACAGTTGCTTTTGGACTTAATGGCACTTTTACCAATGTAAGTGCAGATTTAATTCTCACTGTTGATATTCGCCGTGGCCGTATGTATCAGGATGTATTCATTGATGCAGGAACCGCTACTGTTGTGCTTAATAACCAATCAGGCGCTTTTGATCCTAGTAATACAAGTAGCCCCTGGTATAACACCCTCATTGCCGGTATGCAGGTAAGAATCAGTGGCAATTCAACTGTTATCTACACAGGCTACCTTGAAGATAATATGGTTAACCAGGGAATCTACCCAACTGTTTCCCTTACCTTTGTGGATGGCCTTGCTACTTTTGGAAAGACAATTGCACCCGCACTAGCAACTTCAGCTTTTTCTGAAACTGCAGCAGCAAGAGCAGCAAGAGTTTTGGACATTGCCCAATGGCCTGCAGGCTCACGCAGTCTTACAGGAACTACTGTAATGCTCAAAACTGCTCAAGGGATTAGTTGCCTAGATATGCTTGAACAGTGCGCCAATGTGGTTGGTGGCCGTTTCTATGTAAGCCGTACAGGCGTTGCAACCCTAGTTCCCATTGCAGATAAGTTTTCACGCCCTACACAATTACTTTTTAGCGATCAGGGCGATGCTTATAGCGTTGGTTATGATGGCATTATTACTAATCCGGGTACTGATTATGTATATAACCAGGCGATTGTTGATCGTGGGCCAGGCGTTTTGCAATACACATCTACCTACGGCGCAAGCGTTACAACCTACGGCCTGAAGTCCAAAAAGTTAGATGCACCTTCAAATACATCTACTGCTGCAACAAATCTTTCACTTTATGCAGCTCGAAAAGATGCAGATGCTGCCGTTTTGGTTGAGCAATTAGATTTTACACCTATCGGTATTGGGGCTTTGGCTACGGATTTCCTAGAAACTGAACTTAACGATTTAGTTACAGTTAAGCGTGTTACCTATGATGGCCGTAGCATCTCAATTAACTGCGTTGTTGAAGGTATGGCTCACTCAATTACTGCAGACAATTGGCGCGTTAGTTACTTCACCTCACTTGTTGATCCTTATACGATTGCACTCTAGGGGGAATAATGCCACTTTGCCCACAAATTACAATTACACCGGTTACTGTAACTACAAGTGGAATGACTACCACTTCAGTTATTGCAGCAAATGCACCTGTAACTACAGAGCAGGCAACTGAACTTCAAACAGAAATTAATTCAATTGAGGCTGCGGTTAATGGTAAAAACCATATCTACCGCCAAGCATCTGCACCTGATGGCTCTGTTTATGCCTTAGTTGAAGGCGATGTTTGGTTCGATACCGATGATGGCAACAAGCAATATTATTGGACTGGAACCGCTTGGGTATCTGTTCAAGATACGGCTATTGCAGCAGCAACAACTGCAGCAACTGCAGCAACAAATGCAGCAAATGCAGCAACGGCAGCAGCAGCAGCAGCTCAAACAACTGCAGATGGTAAAAACCGAATCTATCGCCAAACAACACAACCTACGGGTGGAACCTATGTTGAAGGTGATCTTTGGTTTGATACCGATGATGATAATAAGTTTTATAGGTTTACAAGTGGCTCTTGGAGTGGCTTCACTCTTGGAGATGGTGCGCTTGCATCTCTTTCTGCCACCAAATTAACCGCCGGCACAATTGATGCTTCAGTTATTACTGTTTCAAATATCAATGCAGGCAATATTTCAACTGGCAGCCTTGCAGCAGATCGTATTGCTGCAAATAGCATTACCGGTGGCAAATTAGCCGTTGGCACGATTGAGGCCGTTTCTATTGCAGCAGCCACCATTACTGGGGCTAAAATTGCTGCAACTACAATTACTGCAGGAAATATTGCAACTGCCACAATTACTGCAGATCAAATAGCCGGTGCAACAATTACTGCTGCTGAAATTGCTTCAGAAACAATTACTGCTGCTGAAATTGCAGCAGATTCAATTACAGTTGATAGGCTCACTGCAGGCACCCTTACCGCCTTCACATTGCGTACATCTTCAGGCGCTCGCAGAGTTACAATTTCTGCAGCAAGCAATGCCATTTCATTTACTGAATCAAGTAGCGTAGTTGGTTGGGTAGGTCCAGCTTCAACTTCAGGCGTGGTTATGCACTACGGCAGCACTTTTAACGCAAATGTAACTACCTATCCAAATGCTTATGTATCTTCAGGTGATGCTCGAATTGCCTACAGTTCAGGTATTTATTGCCAGGTAAGTTCAACAGGCGTTGTTATGAATGGCGATGTATATACGCTTGATAGTTTTTACAATCAAGACCCAACAACAACAACCAATACTGCAAATACTTGGATGAGTGGAACTACTGGCCTTACACGCCGAAGCACTGCCTCAAGCCAACGATACAAAGAAAATATTGTTGATATTCGAACAGTGCCTGCACTAGACCCAAACAAATTACTATCTTTGCCAGTACGCGCTTTTACCTATAAGGCAGATTACCTAGATTCTGCAGATGATCGAGCCAATACGCCACTTCCAGGCTTTATTGCTGAAGAGGTTGCTCAAGTCTATGAAATTGCAGCAGATAAGAATGATGGCGTAATTGAATCTTGGAATGATCGTTTTGTTGTTCCAGGAATACTTGCACTTGTTCAGGATTTGCACGCAAGAGTAACTACATTAGAGGGTAACTAATGAATAATTATCTAGTTGGCTTTAATGATGATGGCACATTAATTACAGAAAAGGTGCAAGCATCTGATGCTGAACAAGCAAAAGTTGAAGCGCAACCATTGCATCCAGGCTTGCCTATTATCTTTGTAAAATGGATTAAATAAGGGGGAACAGAATGAACGAAAGCACCGAACTCAACATCAATCTTGTAATCGCATCATTGCGTGAGCAGATTGGACTATTAGCACTTGATAAGGCAATGCTTACTGCACGCCTTCAAGAGCTAGAAACTGAACAATCAACCACTAACTAATAACGGGAGATCCGCGCAAATGACCCCAGCAAATTGGGCAGGCTTAATAGTATCTATCATTGCAATCATTACTGCATTTGCAGGCGCAGTAAGATGGCTAGTTAAGCATTACCTTTATGAACTAAAACCCAATTCAGGCAGTTCGATGCGCGACTCAATCAACCGGCTTGAAACCCAGGTTGAAACAATACTCAAGATAATTCAAAGCAAATGAAGCCATTAGCCAAAAAAGCATCACCTGCAGCAATAGCGGTATTACGCCAAGCCACGGCACTCAAGCCTTTACGCAAAAAAATCAGTGATGGCCTTTTGCCATCTGCCGCGCATTTAAAGCAAAGCCCTAAATCAGATCACAATACAGGGTTGGCAGTTGACCTAACACACGATCCTAAACACGGGATTGATTGCGCTGAAATCTTTGAAAAGCTGAAAGAGGATAAGCGCGTTGATTACTTAATTTTCAACGGCTTCATTTGGTCAAAGGCTAAGTCAAAGCAAGGCAATCGCCCATATACAGGCTCAAACCTTCATAAGAAACACCTTCACATCTCAATCAGGGAAGAGTTCGCAAACGATACATCTCCCTGGTTTTGGTGGTATAACCAACCAAAGATAGTTACTCAGATTGGTGCTAAAATCGTGCCAATTCCTGCAAAAAAAGCATACAAAACAGAAACTTGTACCTGTTGCAAGGTTCACAAGTAAAGGGAGTTACACAATGGAACAAATGAAGCAAATTAGCCTTTCCTGGTTTCGTGCGGCAGCAGCAGCAGCAATTGCTCTTTATCTTGCCGGTGAAACAGATTTGAAAACTCTTGGAATGGCAGCCCTAGCAGGCGCTGCAGGTCCAATTCTCAAGTGGCTTGATTCTTCAGCCGTTGATTTTGGTAGAGGATCAAAGTAACCCTTACTATTTTTTGGAGCAAATAAATGGCAGCAGGCACACTTAATTTTACGATTGAGCAGGGTGCAACTTTCAACCTTCTCTTAACTTGGGAGATTGATGGCACACCCGTAAATATCACCAATTGGACTGCTCGCCTTGCGGCTCGCGTAGATGTTGAAGATAGTGAAGTTATCCTTTCGCTTACAACAAGCAATGGTGGCATTACTCTTGGCGGTGCAGCAGGCACAATTAGCCTCAATCAAACTGCAACCCAAACTGCGCTTTTGCCTGCAGGAACTTATGTTTATGATTTAGAGCTAATTTCTGCAGTTGGCGCAGTAACCCGTTTGGTTCAGGGTGAGTTAAATATTTCACCTGAGGTAACTCGATGAGTTCAATTGTCTATGTATCCTCAAGCACAACTGATGTAATTGTTGAGATTGCTTCAACTGCAGAGGTAATTATTTCCAATGAGCAAGGCCCACAAGGCCCTGCAGGTGCCACTGGCCCTACAGGTCCAACCGGTGCCACTGGCCCAATTGGACAAACAGGCGTAACTGGCCCTATCGGTGTTACTGGTCCTAGTGGTGCTACGGGTCCTACAGGATCTACTGGCCCTATCGGTCCAACAGGCGTAACTGGTCCAATTGGTGCCACTGGCCCCCAGGGTATTCAGGGCATCCAGGGTATTCAAGGTGTTGAAGGTCCAACCGGTGCTACAGGTCCGCAAGGTGATGTTGGCGCTACTGGCCCGCAAGGTGAGATTGGCCCAACAGGCGTAACTGGTCCTATCGGATCAACTGGCCCTATCGGCCAAACTGGACCGCAAGGCATCCAAGGTATTCAGGGTATTGAAGGCCCAACAGGTGCAACAGGTCCAACTGGCCCCGTAGGTGCCACTGGCCCACAAGGTGCAACCGGTGCAACCGGTGAAGTTGGACCTACTGGCCTTACTGGTCCAACGGGTGCTACAGGATCTACCGGACCGATTGGCGCTACAGGTGCCACTGGTCCTACAGGCGCAACCGGTGCTACAGGTCCACAAGGTTACTCAACTGGCCGTTTCTACTATTTCAATGAATCCGTTACAGAATTAACAGGATTTAAGCAATTAGGTACAGAGCCAACAACTGCCGCAATGGCAACTGTTACTAACTCTGTTGCAGGAAACTCAACCGAGTTAATGCAGCAATACATAAGCGAGCCTTTTGGATTTACCTTAATCCCTTCAGGCGCACAACGCTTTTATATGTATTTCTCAAAGCCTTCAAGCGGTGCAGATGTTTTAGCTTTTGCACGCCTGAAGTTAGCCAATAATGCAGGTACTGTTTTAGCAACAATTGGTGATACAGATTCAACATTAATTCCTTACGATTCAACAAATCCAATGCTTACTCAGCTTGAGATTGTGTTGCCAAGTTCGGCAGTTGCAGAAACTGATCGTATGATTGTTGAAATTTATGCAACCAATAATGAAAATCAGGCTCAAAGCATCAATTTCTACACTGAAGGATCACAACATTACTCTTATGTAATTACATCACTTCAGGCAGTCGAAGGCCCAGTTGGTGCAACAGGTCCAACAGGTGCAACAGGCCCCGTAGGTCCAACCGGTGATACTGGCCCTACTGGTCCAATTGGTGCCACTGGCCCCGTTGGTGCTACAGGCGCAACAGGTCCGCAAGGCGTAACAGGCGATGTAGGACCTACTGGCCCTGCAGGATCTACTGGCCCTATCGGTGCAACCGGTGCTACTGGCCCGCAAGGTATCCAGGGTATTCAGGGTGAAGTTGGTGCAACTGGCCCTGTTGGTGCAACTGGTCCGCAAGGCGATGTTGGATCAACTGGCCCTGTTGGTGCTACTGGCCCTGTTGGTGCTACAGGTGCTACAGGTCCACAAGGTATTCAAGGAATTCAGGGTGAAGTTGGAGCAACTGGCCCTGTAGGTCCAACGGGTGCAACGGGTCCACAAGGTATTCAAGGTATCCAGGGCGATGTTGGTGCAACCGGCCCTGTTGGTGCAACTGGTCCACAAGGTGTAACAGGCGATGTTGGCCCTACAGGATTACAAGGCCCAACTGGACCGCAAGGCGCAGTTGGAGCTACAGGTGCAACTGGCCCTGTTGGTGCAACAGGTGATACTGGCCCTGCCGGTGCAACCGGTGCAACTGGTGCAACTGGCCCTGCCGGCCAAGATGCAGCAGCGTACATTGTTGATTATCTTGATGGTGGACCTTCAGCGATTAACCCAGACATTATTTACAATGCAGGAACTTCAACAACTTCAACTTGGACCTATACTATTGATGCCGGTGGAGCATCAGTTTCTTTCTAACAATCAGGAAAAGGTAAAAAATGACCTCAAGACTACAAAACCGCCGCGACACCGCAGCAAACTGGACTTCAAACAATCCAACACTTGCTGCAGGTGAAATTGGACTTGAAACAGATACCACTAAATACAAAATGGGCGATGGTACTACTGCCTGGAACTCTTTGGCGTATGCCTACACTGCAGGCGCAGCAGGTGCTACAGGTCCAACTGGCCCAACAGGTTCAGTAGGTCCTTCAGGTGCAACAGGTATTACTGGCCCAACAGGGCCGATTGGTGCAACAGGTCCTAGTGGTGCAACAGGTCCTAGTGGTGCAACAGGTCCTAGTGGTGCAACAGGTGCAGGCGGTGTTGAGGCAGTAAATGCTCAAACAGGTACAACATATACTTTTGTTTTAACAGATCGTGATGATTTAGTTACTGCATCAAATGCTTCAGCTCAAACTTACACAATTCCACTTAATTCAAGCGTGGCATTTCCAACAGGCTCACTTGTAAACCTTATCCAAATTGGAACAGGCCAAATAACAGTAGTTGGCGCAGGCGGCGTAACACTTAACTCAACAGGTGGTACTTCAGCGCAGCCAAAGACTAGAGCGCGTTACTCAGTAATGACTTTGATTAAAGCCGGAACAGATACCTGGTACGCAACGGGGGATGTGAGCTAAATGCCTATTCTTGGGGTTATTGCATCAGGCATTAGCGGTAATTTAAATCTTGTTGTAGATGTGCTTGTTGTTGCAGGTGGCGGTGGCGGTGGAACTCGCGCTGGTGGCGCTGGTGGAGCAGGTGGATTAGTTGGTTTTTCATCTCAAACACTTGCACTTAATTCTTCACATACAATCACAATTGGCGCTGGTGGAAATGGTGCGGCTTCATCACCGAATGATGCAAGCGGTAGCGCTGGAACTAATTCACAATTTGGCACTTTAACCGCAGCAGCAGGTGGCGGTTTTGGTGGTGGAGCAACTGTAAATGGTGGCAATGGTGGCTCTGGTGGTGGTGGTGGTAATAGTTCATCATCAGGTGGATCTGCTACACCTTCGGGCCAAGGAAATGCTGGTGCTGCTGGATCATCTAGCCGTGGTGGCGGTGGCGGTGGTTCTGCTGCTGCTGGTCAAAGTGGAACTGCTAGTGGTAATGGTGGAGCAGGTGTTTCAACCTATTCATCTTGGGGAGCAGCAACTTCAACTGGTCAAAATATTAGTGGAACTTATTATTACGCCGGCGGTGGCGGTGGCGGTGGAAATGTTAGCGTTGCTGCAGGTACTGGTGGTGCAGGTGGCGGTGGCAATGGTTCAGGAAATGATTCAACCGCACCAGGAACTTCAGGCACTTTAAATACTGGTGGCGGTGGTGGTGGTGGTGGTTCAACTTCAACTGCAGGCAATACACCAGGCGGTGCAGGCGGTTCAGGTATTGTTATTGCTCGATACTCAGGCTCTCAAAAAGCATCAGGTGGAAATACTGTAATTACAACAGGTGGATACACCTATCACACATTTATTTCATCAGGAACTTTTAACACAATACCATCTTATGTAGCAAAAGCTGCTGGTGGAACTGTAACTACAGATGGAACTTACTGGTATCACACATTTACAGGTTCGGGAACATTTACCCCAACACAATCTATAAGTGCAGATATGCTTGTTGTTGCAGGTGGCGGTGGCGGTGGTTCAAATCGTGGTGGTGGTGGTGGAGCAGGTGGATTATTAGGATTCACGGCACAATCGCTTACTGCACAAAATTATGCAGTAACTGTTGGAGCGGGTGGTCCAGGTGGATTAGGAACATCAACAAGCAATGGTGGTAATTCACAATTTGGTGCTTTAACTGCATCCGTTGGTGGCGGTAGAGGTGGAAATTCACAACAAGCCGGTGGAACAGGTGGTTCCGGCGGTGGCGGTGGAAATGAATTGCAACAAAATCCAACACCTGCTGGTGGATCACCAACAAGTGGCCAAGGTAATGCAGGTGGAACTTGTAATCCTAGCGATAAAATTGCTAGTGGTGGTGGTGGTGGTGGTGCCGGTAGTGCTGGTTCAAATGGATCGGGTACTGCTGGTGGTGCTGGTGGGTCAGGTTCAAGCGCGTATTCTTCTTGGGCTAGTGCTACATCTACAGGTGTTAGCGGTTCCTATGCAGGTGGCGGTGGTGGATATGGCGTTGGCTCAATAGGATCTGCTGGATCAGGTGGTGGTGGTACAGGTGCTGCTGGAACACTTAACAATGGCAGTAATGGAACATCAAACACTGGTGGTGGTGGTGGTGCTACAAGCGATGCTGGAATTCTTTACAATGGTGGTTCAGGAATTGTTATTATTCGATATGCAGTCTAACTAGGGGGAAAAATGACTAAAGACAATGTAACAAAAATCAAAGAGGAAAAAGCAACTCAGTGCTTTTCTTTTGAAGTAAAAATGTTGGTTCATATCATTGCAGATGATGAAGCAACTGCTAAAACTCAGCTTGATGAAAAAGGCGGGATAGTTACAAAGCGTGAAGTTGAACTATTGAACGCAATAACACTTTATGGAGAAAAGGAACAGTAAATGGCTCATTATGCAAAAGTTGAAAATGGCGTGGTAACTCAAGTTATTGTTGCCGATGGGCCTGATTGGTGTGAACAAAATCTAGGTGGCGAATGGATTCAAACTTCATATAACACTTTTGGTGGGGTTCACTCAGGCGGAAAAATGCCAATCCACAAGAATTATGCAGGAATTGGTTACACATTTGATGGCGTAGGATTTGCAGCACCAAAGCCATTTGAATCTTGGACACTAAACCCTGATTCATACCTTTGGGAAGCGCCTACACCAATGCCTACTGATGGCAAGCGCTATGAATGGGATGAAGCAACACTTTCTTGGCTTGAAATAGTCGAATAACGCACTAACCAGGGGGGATAATGCGGTTTCATATTGTAGCTTTGCCTCATACTCAGGTTACAAAAGAGTATGCAGGATGTGCCTTTACTGAAAAGGTACGCCGTTTTGTAATGATGATGAAGGCTCAAGGCCATACTGTTTATTTGTATGCCGGCGAGCAATCTGAAGGTGTCGAGGATGAGCTAATCACCTGCATATCTGAAGAGATGCGAGCGCAAGCCCAAGGATCTAATCACTACACAAGCGTTTCATTTGATATATCCCTGCCACACTGGCAAACCTTCAATGGCAACGCTATCCGAGAGATAGCAGCGCGATTTGAAGAGCAAGATTTCATTTGCTTAATCGGCGGTGGCGCACACAAGCCAATTGCCGATGCCTTCCCAACTGCGATAGCGGTGGAATTTGGCGTTGGCTACGGCGGTGTTTTCAGTAATTACCGCGTGTTTGAATCTTATGCCTGGATGCACTCAATCTATGCAGGGTGGAAAAACCCAACTACTGCAGATGGCCAATTTTATGATGCGGTTATCCCAGGGTATTTGGAACCCGAAATGTTCCCACTTGGCGATGGCAAGGGTGATTACTACCTATTTATTGGCCGGCTTATTGATCGAAAAGGCTACCGAATCGCTCAAGAGGTATGCGAGCGCCTAGGCAAGCGCCTTATCTTGGCAGGTCCAGGCGAGCAAATTGGCTACGGCGAGTTTGTGGGAAGCGTAAATCCTGAAGAGCGTGCTGCGCTTATGGGCGGTGCAATCGCTACTTTTGCCCCAACCCTTTATGTTGAGCCGTTTGGGAATGTGGTTATTGAATCTCAGGCTTGCGGTACCCCAACTATTACTACCGATTGGGGCGCTTTTACCGAGAATAACCCCCACGGAATTACAGGTTTTAGGTGCCGAACTCTCAAAGAGTTTATGGATGCAGCCGAGAATGTGAAGCAATTGGATCGCGCCGCAATCCGAGAGCGTGCGGTTTCTCTCTATAACCTTGATACTATCGGCGCTCAATACAACGATTATTTCCAACGATTGCTTACCTTATGGGGCGATGGTTGGTATGAATTGGGGGAATAATGAACCGCAAAGAGATTTTAGCAGAGGCCGATAGGCTCACTCACGGCGATAGAGAAAAGAATTATGGTTCAGCTTTAAGCAACCATCAAAGAATTGCCTCTTTATGGTCAACATTTCTACAAACTGAAGTAACACCGGCGCAGGTTGCAA